ATGATGATCCAAGTTTCATATTTCGTAGGAATTTAAAAATGACACAACTATCTGAACGACAAGAAATAGACAGAATTGAAATCGTAGATAAATTTAAGTTTATTAATGTCAGAACCGCAACAGTAATCATGCGAGATGGAATCGAAATTTCACGCACGTTTCATCGTCACGTTGTATCGCCGGACAGCGACATCACTAATGAAGATCCACAAATTCAAAAGTTGGCGGAATTATTGCATACTGAAGAGTTAAAAAAAGAATATGAAATTTTTTGCAACGACGACATTTTAATTAAAAATTGATTTTTACATGAAAATTGAGTAAAATTTAAGTTTATAGAAAGAAGACAATTATGGGATTATTTTCAAGTATTTTTGGTGGCGGCGTTAGCGATGCTTCAAAGCAGACGCAAGCGGCACAGCAAGCAGATTTAGCCACAAGAAGATCTGGTATCAGTGGCATGTCTGGTCAATCGCGAGAGCGCGCCGAGGAGCTTTTCGGTCAGGGCATCGATGCGCGTCGACAGGCAAATCAAAACGCAATGCAAATGATTGCCGGCGCTGTTGCTCCAACATATCAGGCCGCGCAATTAGGCAATGTCGCAGCGCAAAATCAAATTAGTGCAACTTTACCAGAATATGCCAACGCCATTTATGGTCTGCCCATGAATTATGGATCCTTTAAGCCGGTACAATTGGAACCAGATTTTTCATACTTACAACCGTTTATGCCAAGTGGCGCTGGGGCCGTCACAGATATGGAAGCAATCGCAGCAGTAGATGATCCGGCAATGTCACGCGATCCATACCGAAATCAGGCAGCACAACGCGAAAATGTTTATGTCGTTGATGACGGATATGAGACGCCGATCATCCAATTAGGGCCACGCGGCGTGAACGAAAAACCACGACCGACGAGAGCAACTTTAATTACAGCGGGATTAGGTGATCGCTTTCCGACTGATATGCTGGGCCGCGATTTTAACATGGCGCGCTATCAATATGAGGGCGAACCTGTTCGTGGCGGCGGTGCTGTTTTTGGTGGTCAGCTTACTGACGGCCAGCTTGAGCAACTTGCTCGCGGCATAATACCAAGAGGATTATAAAAATGGCTCTACCAGCAAATTTAATGACTCTACCAACAAATCGAATGGCTCGACCAACAAATTTACCACAGACCGGTCTTATTGGTTCTGAACAAGCTTTGCGCGGTGGTTTGCAGCAAGGATTAGATGCGATTGCCGGCGGTTATTCTGTTGGCTCACAAGCGCTTCAGCCTTACACATCTGCGGGAGCTGGCGCTATAAATCAAATGGCAAATTTATCTGGTGCTGCTGGATTGCCAGCGCAACAGCAAGCGTTTGCAAATTTCCAAGCTAGTCCAGAACAAGAATATTTGCGCGAGCGCGGCAGAATTGGTTTATTACGAAGCAGCGCTGCGACTGGCGGTCTTGGTGGCGGTAATGTTTTAGAAGAACTGCAACGACGCGCCATTGGCGAGGGAATGCAAGACTTGCAAAACAGCTTTAGTCGCTTGGGATCTGTTGCGTCATACGGCCAACCAGCAGCGTCGACACAGGCACAGATGGCGAGCAGGGCCGGTGAAGTAGGCGGTCGCGCTTACATGGACACTGGTTCTAATTTGGCCGCTGGGCGAACGCAAGCCGCACAAGACATCGCAAGACAAACGAGCGCGACAGGATCGGCGTTGGCTGGTTTAGTACAACAACAAGGTCAGTCTGCGAGTGATTTAATTGGCGGCACGTCGGGTAATTTAGCTAACATCTTAGCTGGTCAGGGCGCGGCTGACGCTAAGTCACAAGAGGCGTTGGCAAATCTTTTGGCTAATATTAATATCTCCGCTGGCAATCAAATGGCCGGATTGCCATCACTTAGTCCGCTTCAAGAAAATAAAGGAATGTTAGGTGAAATAGGTAAGTTTGCAGAAGGCATAGGAAGTGCATATACGGCATTTTCAGACATTCGATTAAAAACCAACATTAAGAAAATTGGTCAAACCAAAAGCGGCATTAATTTATACACTTGGGACTGGAACGAAATTGGTCAGTCATTAACCGGCATGGTCAGTAGCGCTGGTGTGTTAGCTCAAGAACTGATGATGATAAAACCACATGCGGTAATCGAAGATGCAACTGGTTATTTAAAAGTTAATTATAACGAGGTTTATTAGAAATGTTACCATTTGAAGCATCACAAAAAGCTCCAAGTACGATGGACAGAATTGCAAACGCTTTCCAAGGTTTTGGCGCGGGCGTCGCTGGTCGTGGTGATGAGTTTTTAAGAAATCAACAACTACAGCGACAAGAACTTTCTGATGAACGCAAACGTGCTGCCGCTGAAGATTTGCGTCGCGCAAAGGCGTTTATTGATAATAATGATCTAAAAGGTCTTCAAGCTTTAGCTCAAGAGCGCCTTGGCTATATTAATCAGCTTGGCGGTGATCCGTCAGATACAGAACAGCTCATAGTTTTGGCTCAACAAGCTGAAACCGATCCGGTGGCATACCAGAGACTATTAGCAGAGGTTAACAGCGGTTTAAGGTCTGCGGCTGACGCTGGGTTTATTGAGTTAGGTACTAGCACTAAGTTGCCGGCTGACGTGCAATCATTCAATGCAATGATAGAGGCTGCCGGACTTGAACCAAATTCTGAGGCCGCTAGAAGAGCTGCTTTAATTAAGTTAAAATTAGACGCTGGTGAAAGCAATAGTCTTACAGTAGCTGAAAGACTGTTGCTTGCCCAACTAAAATCGAATATAGCCGTTGATGAAAAGAAACAAATGTCTAAGGTTGAGCGTGAGCAAACATTTATTGACAACGCTTTCTCTGCTGTTGGGGAGTTGACAGATCTTAATCGTGCGTTTGAATTGCTCAACGAAGTTGAAACTAGCGGCTTCTTAGCAATGAAAACAAAATTCACGGATTTCTTTGGCGTTACTCCCGCTGATGTGGGCGAATTGAATAACTTGTTTGGTGCAAATATTCTAGCCGGATTAGCTGCGTTTACTGGTGCAATCTCTGAAGGTGAGCGTGAATTTATTCGCCAAATGAATGCTGGCATTGAAAAAGGTCAGGCTGTTAATAAACGGCAACTTCAAAGACTCCTTAGAATCAAAAACAACGCATTGAGAAACGGCAAGCGTATTCTTGAGAGAGAAGCAGAAAAAGGAGATGAAGACGCAATAGAGACACTTATAGAACTTAAAGCTCAAATGGGAGATGCTGCTCAAGGGAACAATATTATTCCTGTTGATTTATCTACATTATCTGATGATGAGCTTGCTGATTTACAGAAACGCCTAGAAGAAGAAACAAGTAGATAAATGGTAACTTTACAAGAAATAGAGCTTGAGCGTTTAAGACGTGAACAAGAGCGCAGAAGACTAGCAGCAGCAGAAGCAGAAGCGCTTTCTGCTGATCCTACTTCCGCTGGAATTCCAAAGTATTTTGCCGGTGAAGGGCCAGAAGTAGTACGTCAGCCATCGCGCATGATGGACGCTGCTAATAGAGCAGCTGATCGTTCTAGAAGTATGTTTGCAGAAGTGGTGGGCGCTCCGGTCGATGTGGCAACTGCTGTTGTAAATGCGGTAATCCCGACAGAACTTGCGATAGATCCAGACCAGCAACCTATGGGGTCAGCAAGTGTTGAACGTTTTATGTCCGGCACACAGGCTGGTGGCGAAAATGTGTTGCGCGGCGTAGGTGTGTTAGATCCACAAACACCAGAAGAGCGTCAAGCACAAAGAGAAAGGGCAGAGCAGTCTGGCATGTACGCTGGCGGCGAATTGTTTGGAGAAGTGTCATCATTTGCTCCTACGTTTGGTGTTGGTTCCGGATTATCTTTAATACCTCGCGCCTTGCTTGGTGCCGGTTTTGGTGGCGCTGAAGGTTTTGTGGTAGAGCGTGGTCGTGGTGCAAGCACAGAAGAACAGCTTAGAATGGCTGAATTTGGTGCTGACATTGGCGCTGGAGTTGAATTGTTGCCACCAGCGATCAGTCGCGTTCTTGAACCAATCGTAAGACGTTTTGGTGGTGTGGCACGAAACACACCACTTGTCGATCGCAATTTAAATGCGACACCAGAATTAATGAAAATTTTAGACGATGCTGGATTGACGATTGAAGATGTTCAAGGTTCTGTGATGGAGACCATTCGCAAAGGTGCCGTACCAGAACAAGCTGAGAGAGCAGCTCGTTTTCGGCGTCAAGGAATACCAGCGACGCGTGGTCAAATAACACAAGATGACGTTTTGTTAGGGCGCGAAGAAATGTTGCTAGGCCGTACTGACGAAGCTGGCAAAAAAATTGCTGATCCACTTAGACAAAGGCGTGATGCGGCATCTGCCGCGTTTATTCGCAATGCTGAAGAAGTTATTGAGGATCTTGGCGTTTCACGAGAGCTTGGAAAAAGCTTAAAAGACGCTCTTATTGGTCGTCGTAAAATGTTAGTGAAAGAAAAAAATGAATTATATAGGCTTGCTAGTGAAGCTGATCCTGAGCTGATCGATGTTCCGATAATACCCGACAATATTATTGATGCTATTCCAGATAGCGCGACATTGCGTAGACTGTCTAGAATTGAAGGTGGGCAAATGCCCGCTTTTAATGATTTGTTGGTAGAATTTGGTTTAGATCAAAACCCAGCTAAAGTAAAAAAATTTCTAAAGGGTGATGATGCAGTTATAACGCCATTATCGTTTTCTAATTTCGAAGACTTTAGACAAGGTTTAAATATAATTTCGCGTGCAGATAAATCTGGTGCTGCAAATGTTGCTATCAATCCGGTTCTTGATGTTTTAGATAAAGAGCTTGATACCGCATTTGAAGCACTTACGCAGTCGCCGAACATTTCAGGAAATACGTTGGATATCATAAAGCAAGCTCGCTCGAAAGTAAACGAGCTGAAAGTAGAATTTGATCCAAAAGGCACTGTGGATAAATTAATTTCTAAAAAAAAGGGAAGCAGTCTGCCCACTATTGAGGAAAGCGAAGTTTATAAAAATATTATGAATTCGAGCATTGAGGGTGTGACGCGAGTTATGAGATCGTTAGACAAGGCGTCTGGTGGCATGAAGCCGATCAAAGATCTGCAAGCGTCCATCGTGCTGGATGCGTTAGAACAGGCAACTAAAGCCGTATCGAACAAAGGCGGTGTTGGAGAGCAACTATTTAGTCCGACAGTGTTTGTTAATACCTTAAATAAAATTGGCGACGATAAATTAAAAATAATTTTTAACAACGATCGAGCAATGTTGAAACGATTATTAGATTTGCGAAAAACCGCGCGTGATGTTGTAACACCAGCATTGACGAAGCCAAAAGGATCAGCGCCATATGTCGACGCGGTTTTTGGCATGTTGTCAGGCGCTGCCACACTGCCAGTCATAAAACAAGTGATGGATATCGGCGTGACTGGACGTCAAGTTGGCAAATCGATGAACTTAACGCCAGAGCAACGAAAAACCATTGAATATATATCACGCGATTATCCATCGCTCGCTAGAATTGTTGGCGTCGGTGCCATTGGAGATAAAGATGACCAGTAGATACACAAATCCAGAACCGCAATATTTAGATAGCGCTGGCGATCCATTAAAGAATGGTCAGCTTAATTTTTATAATGTTGGCACTTTAACTAGAAAAGACACATATAAAGATCCCGAACTCACACAACTTAACACAAATCCGGTTCTCTTAAATGCTGACGGCACTGTGCCAAATATTTTTTATTTAGGAACCGCGCGCGTTATTTTAACTTATGATACCGGCGCTGGAAGTGTCATCCGCTTTGATGAGGACAACGTCGGCGTCATTGGATCTGGAACCACGTTCGATCCTTACAATTCGACGACTGAATATGAGACCGGCGCTATCGTTCAAGGAAGCGATACTTTTTATTATCGCTCACTATCTAACGGCAATAAAGGCAACGATCCTATCTCTTCTCCGGTGTATTGGGAGCGCGTTGATTTCTTGCAATACTGGAATTCCACAATTACTTACAATCAAGGTCAGCTTGTTGTTGGCTCTGATGGTAAATTATATGGCTCGTTGCAAAATGGAAACTTGAACAAAAACCCAACGACCGAACCAACTTGGTGGTCAGACAGCCAATCTATTTTTGATCAGGTGCTAGACACCACAAGTGACGTTACTTTTAACACTGTGACCGTTGCTTCCGGCAACGACAGCGACGATTGGGACACTGCTTTTTCTTGGGGCAATTATGCAAGTGCCATTGGCACTACCATTCAAGCGTATGACGCGGATTTGACAGCGATCGCGGGCTTAACGTCTGCGGCCAATAAAATGCTTTACAGCACCGGATCTGAGACGTGGGCCTTGGCAGATTTAACTGCGGCCGGTCGTGCGATTTTAGATGATGCCGACGCCGCAGCACAAAGAACAACTTTAGGTCTTGGATCATTAGCGATTGAAAGCACAATCAGCAATGACGACTGGTCAGGAGCTGACTTAGAAATTGTCAACGGCGGTACTGGTGCCAGCACAGCAAGCGCCGCGCGCACAAATTTAGGTTTGGGCAGTTTGTCAACGCAAAGCACAATCGACAATGGCGATTGGTCTGGAACTGATCTGTCAATTGCGAACGGCGGTACCGGCGCTAGTACAGCGTCAGCGGCAAGGACTAATCTGGGCGGCAATGCCGAAGGTGAGCGAACAGTGTCAACTAGCGCTCCAAGCGGAGGGTCAGATGGCGACATCTGGTATCAATATTAAAAGATGACTTTAAATGTAAAAGCTGGCGGCGTTTGGCGCGATATTCAAAATGTTTTTGTGAAAGATGGTGGCGTGTGGCGTGATATACAAAATGTCTTTGTCAAAGACGGTGGCGTGTGGCGTGAAGTCTTTACATCTTTTTCGGCTTCGTTTACTGGCACTTTTCCATCCATTTTTGATACGGCTACTGTGGATACCATTACATCAACCACTTCGATTACTTGTAATATATCATCTGGCACACTTAATGCGACAGCAACTATTTCTGGTGGTGGTTCTAATCCGCTCATACAAAAGAATGGCGTCGGCCCATATTTATCATCACAAACGGTTTCTGATGGCGACACGTTAAAAGCGCGACACACCAGCTCTGCTTCTTACAGCACAAGCACCACCACGACTGTTAGCTTGGCTGGATATGACAGTCAGACGTTCACATCGACGACGGAGTCGCCGCCGTGACCGGAGAATTAAATCAGGTTAGTAGATCGATTGGATCGTTGGAAGCCAGCGTCAAAAGTATTTCTGATCAAATGACAGCGCACACTGAGCTGCACGCCGAAAACCATAAATTATTAAGTAAAAAAATTGACACGTTATCTAGATCTGTTTCTAAACTATGCATAAAATTGGAAGAAACCGAAAAAGATGTGAGTGAATTAAAGCCGGTCGTCAATAATTTGCAAGCGGCAAAAAACCAAATTTTAGGTATTATTTCTTTTGGCACATTAATCGTGTCGACAATTTTTAATTTGGGGCTTGATTTTTTTAAAGGGACTTCTTAATGCCAATGAAAAAAGACAGCAGATTAAAGCGTGCTGGAGTTTCTGGTTATAACAAACCGAAACGCACGCCAAATCATAAAACCAAATCACACGTTGTTGTGGCTAAATCGGGCGACAAAATTAAAACGATTAGATTTGGTCAGCAAGGTGTTTCTGGCGCTGGAAAAAACCCAACCACCACAGCGCAAAAAAATAGAAGAAAATCATTTAAAGCTCGTCACGCCAAAAACATCGCCAAAGGCAAAATGTCGGCGGCATACTGGGCCAATAAGTCAAAATGGTAACAACAATTAATAAAAATTTTTGAAAGGATTTTTTTATGCCACCAGGATTATATGCAAATATTAATGCAAAGCGCAAAAGAATTGCAGCCGGCAGCAAAGAGAAAATGAGAAAGGTCGGATCTAAAGGCGCGCCAAAGGCGTCTGCATTTAAGGCCGCAGCTAAAACCGCAAAAAAGGTGCGTAAAAAGAAAAAGTAATGGGCGATCTAAGTAAAAATTTTAGTCGCAAAGAGTTTGCGTGTAAATGCAAAAACGATTGCAATCACGACACAGTCGACGTCGAATTGCTGTCTATTTTGCAGACTGCTGCCGACTACTTTGACAGCGCCGTGACGATCACTTCCGCACATCGTTGTCCACAACATAACGACGCTGTTGGTGGCTCTAAGAATAGCCAACACCTTCGCGGTCGTGCGGCCGATATTGTTATATTCGATGTGGCACCAAATGAAGTACAAAATTATTTATTGCGCGTTTATAATGATCAGTACGGTATCGGTAGATATGATCATTTTACCCATATTGACACCAGAAGCGGCCCAGCGGCGCGCTGGGATTTGAGAACAAAATAATGTTTGGTTTTTTCGGAAAACTTTTTGGCACAGAAAAAGCATTAAACGGAATTGTTGACGGCGTCGCCAATAGTTTTGACGCGCTAGTCTATACGAGCGAAGAAAAAGCTGCGGATGCCGCCAAAGATCGCGCAGAGGCGCGCAAGATGGTCGTAGAGTGGATGAATGCAACGCAAGGTCAAAATCTAGCGAGACGACTAATTGCGCTGTCTATAACCGGCGTGTGGCTCTTGCAATACATAATTGCACAAGCATTAGGATTTGCGACCATTTTTATTGACGATGGCACAAAGCTGTCGGAAGCGTCACAATACATGCGAGACGGTGCCAACGACATGAATAGCGCAGTCATGTTAATTTTGGCATTCTATTTTGCCGCGCCGCACATGGGCGATATTGCAAAAGCCGTTACCAACAAATTTACAAAGTCAGCAAGTGCCGGATAATTGTTCCGGATCACAAAAGAAAATATGGTTTGCTACATAACTTTTTGTTTTTACAACTAATTTTTTTTTATTTAATCTTTTTAAACTTTCAACAACAGTTTCTTTTTTAAAACTGGTTTGTAAGCAAATTTCATCCAACTCTAATCCAAATCCGTAACGATCCTGTTTACTGGCCGCACGAATTTTAGTTAATATTTTTTGATCTGTTTTTAAGAGTGGTGCCTGTAAAATTTGAAAGCGCATTTTTATTTCCTTGTTTCAATTTCTGCAATTTTTTGTGTTGTGTTTCCGTAAATCACTTTTAGTAAAGTTAGCCATTCATCTTTGGTAAAAGTGGCCAGATCAGTCTTGTTAATTTCTTGCATATATTCGCCGGCCATCTGTCCAGCAAATGTCATTGCTTCAATTTCATTTTTCGTTGGATCTATCATTTTGTTTTTTTCCTTCCAAATTTTTAAGTGTGATTGTGAGCAAAACCAGTAGTATTTTTTATCAAATGCATCTGAGTAATTGTGCCAGCCAAAACCGCGTGACTGTCGTCCGCACCAGCAGATCAAAATTCGTGTCCTTTAATGTTGGTATATTTACCTTCTTTTTTGACCAATATTTTTTGCGGTATTTTTAAATCGTTGCAACGATCAAGTGCCTCATCAATATTGGCGGGCAAGTCAAGTGTTCTTTCGCGTTTGTACCACCAAAGCCTACCGCGTTCATTTTGAATTTGTATCCATTCTTTATAAATTGCAAATCCGCAACGATATTCCACGCGCATCGTCGGCAATCGTCCAGCTTTTACATGTTTATAATAATTTACGTCATGCACCTTCGTCCATTCTGCTTTAAGCTGATGGCTCAAGAGCGCGCCGTTGCTAGACGTCTTTTTCAATTTAATTTCGTTAGGTGGAAATTTAAAATCACAACGCTTGCAATGTGAAACGCCAGCAAAATTAATTTCGTTGCATTTCGGGCATATTTTTATCGGTGCATCACCTTCGCCAGAACCGCGACCATCTTTGACATTAATCTGATCTATGACGCCGTGTCTCTCAGTGTTGCCAGCAAAATCCAAGATCAAACAGTCATCTTTTCCTTCTGCCAATCGCATTCCACGTCCTAACATTTGAATCCACAGAACCAACGACTGAGTAGGCCGAAGAGCGCCAATTAAATCAACGCAAGGTGCATCAAAACCGGTCGTCAGAACGCCGACATTTGTCACACATTTAATTTTGCCAGACTTAAAATTTTGTAAAATTTTGTCACGATCTGTTGGCGACGTTTTGCCATTAATGGTTTCGCAACTGATACCGTGAGATCTCACAGCATCTCTAACATTATTCGCGTGACTAATACCAGCACAAAATAATAACCACGAACCGCGATCTTTACCTTTAGCAACGATTTCAGATACGATGGCCTGTGTCGTTTTATCAACGTCGACTGCCGCTTGAAGTGATTTTTCTTGAAAATCACCACCAACTTTTTTGACGCCGGTCACATCTAAAGTTGTGTCTGTTTTTTTCGTACTCACTTCACATAAATATCCCTGTGCAATGGCCTCGTTTATTTTATATTCATAGGCAATGCCATCGAACAATCTATCTGTGCCTTGGTACAATAACCCACACTGCAATCTGAACGGCGTTGCCGTAAAACCAATCAGCTTTACTTTTGGATTAATTGCTCGCAACGCCGTTAAAAATTGACCATACATCGAATTATTATTGCGATTGATCATGTGCGCTTCATCAACAATAACCAAATCTATTTTATTTAAAAGATTTGCTTTTTTATAAATTGACTGAATGCCAGCAAAAATAATTTGACTGTCGAGGTCGCGACTTTTTAATCCAGCCGAATAAATGCCGGCTGGCGCTTCTGGCCATAAATTAATCATGCTGTCGTAATTTTGCTGAATCAATTCTTTGACGTGAGTTAAATTTAAAATTCTTGTTCCGGGATAATATGCAAGCGCCGATCGCATAAATTCGCAAATTGTATATGCTTTACCGGTGCCTGTGGGCATCACGATCAACGGAGATCCGGCTTCGTTCTGAAACCAACGATAAATACCTTTGACAGCGCTATCTTGGTAAGGTCTGAGTTTAATTTCCACTTTAAAAATCCGTACAAGCGCCAATAACGCTATTGCAGTAAGGCTGATTGTCATCATCAAAATTAAACTCCCCTTGCCGTTGTACAAAGTCGTTTAATTCTTTCCATGAACGGTCTTTTGTAAATGTGGCATTTGCCCTTTCTTCCATTTCCATCCACCAGTCACGGTCTTGAGGTCTGTTCTTGCAAATCCAAGCTCTCGTTTTTTCACTCTTTAGAAAACAGCCCGTACAGTTACCAAGTGCAGGATTAGATAACTGCAAATCAAAATTAGACTTACTCCAATATTCCGTTATATCACTAAGATAAATATTATTTTCAATTAGTGGATAAAAGGGTTTTACTCTTGGGTCTGGTGTTTTACTAGCGCGGTGCGTTTCATCCGCACGAATACCAACCGCATGATGCCATTGTTTATGTCCTAGAGAAACCATATAACGCTTAACAGTCCTTAGTTTTAACTCTATTGTACATATTCTATGGTCTTGATTAGGTAGGTATGGATTTTTCCATCCAAATATCAATTGTTCAAAAGGCTCACCCTTGCGGGATGCAGTATCAAAATCAACAACTTTAAAACCAACCTTACCGTCATCACACCTGTCATATTCAAGCCAAATTATTTGAACACCCCACTTTTCACCACACTCTTTTACATATAACAATGTGGCCTCGTCTTCCTTGCCTGTATTCTGGAACAAAACTATATAATTATCAGGAAGTGTGCCGCCATGCTGATCTAATATCATTTTAAGCATGTATCCCGATGTTCTACCGCCTGAGAAATTTATAACAATAGGCAATATTTTATCATCGATCAATCCCATTCTTCTGGCGAGCCATGTTGACATTTCAAATTTCCAGACATTACCTTTAACATGCTCAGTTTTTGTTGCGAGCTTTTTCGAAACCCAAACCTCATTCCGGCCGCGATACGTTATTGTTTTTTGATCCCACACACAAAGTGCTTTTTCAGTCTCGCGACAAAGTCTTAATTTTAAAGTTATTTTTTCCATTATCTGTCCAATTTTTGTATGTAATATTTTTACCATCAAAATTTATTTGTTCGTCCGGAACCAAGTCCGGAATAAAACGATGGCAATCGTGCAGTTGGCGCTGCACGTCAACAGGTATTTCTTTTTTATACTGACCGCAGATCCATTTCTGGTCTTCGTCTGGCGTGCTGTAAAGACACGTCCGGCAATTGCGTTCTGGCAATTGTTTGCCGTGACACTGCTCCTTAAATTCACACCACCGACATAAATAAAAGTCTTCCGCAAATGGTTTTGTCGGAGGCACTTCACCGTCAATAATATTTTCAGCTTTTTTAATTAGCGTCTCTGCAAATTTGCGATCGTATTTGACGCGCTCTGTGTAAATTTCGTCAGTATTTTTATTCACGGCCATGTAAAAGGCGCGCGTCAATTTTCCTAAATGCATGTACACTTGCATTTGTGCATAATGTTGCGGCTTAGATCCAATGACCGTCTTTTTTACAAGATCGTTAAATGATTTTTCGCTGTGCGTCTTAAATTCTAATAAATGCCATGTAGTTGGCGCTTCTGGAAAACCACGACCGACGCCATCAAACGATCCACCAAAATGATTTTTCACTGCCTTGATAGACCACTGTCGACCGGTCTCCGGATCAACTTCGGCAACTTCAATGCCGACGTCGCGCAATTCTTTGATAAAAACGTGTTCTTCATTATGACCGCGTTGAAATAATTTTAACAATCTGCCGTCGTGTTTAATGGTTCTGGCCCATCTGAAAGTGTACCAAAGTTTTCTTGGGCATTCGTCACCAATGATCGATCCACCAAGATGTGGGCGTCGACTGTCACCAGCCGACGCTTGATAATTTTTGTATATCGCATCACGAATTATTTGTGGTTTTGATATAGCGACCATTAGTCTATTCCCAAGGTGCCTTAGATGCGGCAGGAGTGCTATTAGCGCTCTCTGCCACAACTTCTACCGGCGCTGTCGTTACCGGAGCTGACGACGCCTTTGCTGGATGCCATTTGGTTATTTTGTTATACTGACCGTCCACATCCAAATCAACTGTCATCGGCTTGTCGTGCAGCTCCGTGCTATCTTGACACGTCTGCACGCCAACAGCGTCCATGATCGAACCGAACTGTGACCGAGAAATAGTCTTAGCTTTTTCGCTTGTGGGGTGCCACAAATTCATGTTTTCCCAGACCAGACGACCTTTGCCTTTGTCGCTTATGACCTCATAAGTAACCTTCAACAGTTCGCCGTTGCCGGATTTGTACGGCACAGTTTCTGAATTTTTGATGATCACTTGGTAGGTACCTTTTGGGAGTGCGGCGAATTCATCCTGTGGAAGATCCGCGCGGTTAAAGTTTCCTAAATTTGCCATTATTTTTTTCCTTTTCTGTTAAAAAATGGTATTGATTTTTGAATTGGCGATATATCACACAGGCCGTCGCTGTTTAATTCCAGAATAATTTCTGCTGGCATTCCATAACGATTTCCAGCTTGCCAAGCCGGTGTTTCCTGTGTATGCAACACGCGCTGACCATTGCCTAGGGCGCGTGTGACATTCTTGTTAAAACCTACGTCTTTTTCTTTTGTAAAAGTTTTATAATTTGCAAAGAAAATAACATCACTATCTTCAGCTACTAGTGCAGCAGCGGTTTTATGAAGCTTGATGCCATAACGGTCGTATGGATCGGTGTCTGGTGCATCAAACCTTTTTATCTGGTGGTGTGCAATCTGAATAATTGTCATCGACTTGTGATCACGCAAATAATTAATTGCTTTTAAGTAATCGTCGCGCCACTTGTCGCCGGCGAGCGCCATTCCCTTGCCAAAAGTTAACGCTTTGCAACTTTCATCATTGATGCTGTTGGCACCATTGTCAGCGGCAACCTCAGCCCATATGAGTGGCTCTAACCAATCTAAACTGTCAACCACAACAGTTTTAAATTCATGGTCACCACAGAGCGCGGAAATCGCGTCCTTGACGTCCTTGAACGATGTTGCGAGTGGGAACGCATCGACCGACAGATTGTCGGTGCCGTCTTCGGTGCGAATAAAAACTGGAGCGGGGAAGCTTGCTGCCAGCGTTGTTTTACCAATTTTACCTGTACCGTACAGCGTGATAATTGGTGGTTTTGGCGCGTCATCTGTACGCACTAGTGATTTAAGATCAATCATTTTCATTTTTTCCTTTCTTGATCTGTTTAAAAAAAGTTGTGGGTTTTGGACACACCAGTACCCACAAAACTGGTTAAACACTGGTGGAAAGAAACCAGCGTGTCGGGGGGATTAATTGTTTAATAAATACAAAATGATTTTTTTTCCTTTTGTTTTGTTCATTACTTTTATGCCAGATCTGTAGTTATACGTCAAGCATAAAAATGATCATTATTTTTAAATAGCATACCATACCTGTTTCGGCCGGCCGCGACCGGTCTTATCTTCTTTAAGCGTGGCTAATTCTGCCGCTTCTAACGTGCGTAAAATTTCTTCTAAATTTTTGCGGCCGTACTTTGAAAACGGTGACTGCTTCATCATGTTTGACCATGTAATTCCATTTTCGCCAAGCTCGCGCAGCGCGTTTAAAATTTCTTTTTTCTCTTTCTCAACGTCACTATTTGAGATATTACGCTTCATAATTTTAATCGTCGACTGCAACGAGTGACGCACATATTGAATGGCCCAGCTCGTGCTGGCAGCGTCAACAGTGTTGGCGTTGGGATCTTTGGCAAGCGCTACAATCAATGCCATTTTCATGGCCATCTCTGACGATCGACCGGCCAGAGCTTCAAGTCCAAATAGCTCTAATTCGTCACAAGTATCTACGCGCTCTTGGTCAAATTCAGCAATCAAGACCATCGATTGGTGGTCGAAGGATAGCTCAATAAAGCTTGGACGATCTTCGGCCAATTCGCTGTCGCTATAGACACCAAATCGCGCATCTATTTTTTCTGACCAATCGACAATTCGCTTTGGCACATCGACAAAATCAGTGTGGCGATGGACGCATCGCGGCATGTCGCTAACGCTCACAATAAATCGACCGATAAAGCCGTCGCTCACATTGCTGTTAGAGATATTTGCGAATAGTGTCGACGGCGTTGTCATAGATACCAGCGTAATGGCCGGATTATAAATTTTTCTGTTGGCCATTTCATCAGCTTTTTCAGAGCTGACGGCCATCGTCGAATATGCCAGTGGACGCATCACGCCGGCTGTGCGACCAACAGCTTCCATGATTTGCGTATTCGCCTCTTGAAAATTGCTGTTGCCTTTTGTGCCGGCTGCTTCCAAATACCGTCCAAATTCGTCAATGATTGTCAGGTGGCGTGGTCTTCTCAATAGTGTACTAAAAACGGCGCCGGCTGAAGTATAGCCAGATCCATTTAAGAGATCTTCTTTGCCACAGGCGTCGAGAACATTTTCGCATACGGTTTTGATATGTTCCTTGCCGGTTCCAGACTTGGCCACGTTCAAGAAATACATGCTAGAAAAATTATTCTTGGTCGTCTTAAACCGTCTGCCTAAAAGCAAACTAGCACAGGCAAGGGCAACTTGAACCGCAAATCCATGTTGGGGCGCGCGTGCTGTCGAATTGTAATAATTCACAATGTCTGCCAAGATGCCGTCTGGATTTAATAAGTGCTGCGGCATGTTGTCAAGCGACTGCTTTTCTTCAAATGCTTCTGGTTTTTCATTTAAACTTTTTTTGGTACGCTCAACACCAATGTCATTGAAGTCTGTCTCACCAGCTTGGACGTCTGGAAACACACACATCAATCCTAAAGCTTGAGCGCACGCTTCCGCTTTTGATCGACCGACGTTGACATCTTTTTCGTGATCATCGTCGCCGGCAATTATCAGACTGCTGTTCGGGAATTTTGCGCGAACCGTTTCAGTAGCCGGCATCAAGTTTCCGCTGTCGAATGCGACAGCAACAGCGTTGCCGGTCGCTTCGTTTATTGTCTTGCCGGTGGCCCATCCTTCGCAGACATAAACGGTTTTGCTGTCTCCGTTTATTAAATTGAAGCAACCAGCTTTTTTACCGCCAGCCAAAAACTTTTTATCGCCATTTTCGCTGATAAACTGAATTGTGCTAATTTCTCCATCGGCGTCAATGGCGGGAATTGCGATGCATCCCGCGTGAACTGTCGCAGCTCCCGCAATTTTCTTTTTCTCCAAATATCCATGCTGATTTTCTTCTCTTGCTCCCGCAATAATCGCTGAAGCTTTTTTTGCCGATTGCTTATAAATTTCATTTTGTTCTACCTCTCGCTGTTCTTTTGCCAAATTTATTTGGCGTTGATGTTCTGCGATCTGAGCAGCGGTCATGCTGTGGCGTTCAACGCTCGACCACTTTCCCTGTTCGCCAGTTTTAAAATTACCGTAAGCCGCACCAAAAACCTCACCATCAAACGCCACATACCATCCGGATCTCTCGCGACCTTTGTCGGTCGTCGTCGATAAACGATTTATTTTTCCGCTGGTGTCCGGTAATCCAGAAATAATCATGCCGGCGTCAGACAACACTTTTGTGAAATCCATAAGGATCTCAGTCGGATCTTTGTAGACCGGTGATTTTTTTAAGTACGATTTTTTAAAATTTATTTTTACCATTTTTGTTTGTTTCCATTTTTTTTTGTAATTTTTTGTTTATAATTCTTCTAACTGTTTTTTCAATAACAAATCTTTATAATTTTTTTCGGTCATTAGTAACGTCTCAGAAAAACCTTCCTTCGAAATTTCAGATAATGCAGCGCCGACAAAAGCTCGCGCTTGGCCATTATAAAATAATCTTACTTCATCTCCTTCAGGCATTTGATGTAAAATCTCAATTAATTCTTCGACGGTCATAATTTCCACTTCCCATTTATAATTGTGATTAAGGCGCGCTTGCCATTGTAGTATTGCACGCAGTGTGTGTTGCTGTGGCTAGATGGCCCAGCTTCATATTCCAATTTGCCGGTGCTTTTACCAACGCTATAACAGCCGTCAATTATTTCGGCGGTGTGACTATGGCCCTTCGTGACCTTCACGCCGATCCGACTTAAATTGCGCGTTGTGCCGCGCGAACCATTGGTGCCAATGTCGCCGTGTAAACCATGTTCGACGCCGTTCAACATGAAACTTTCGTCACCTTCAAGAAAAACAATTTTTTTATCGCTATTTTGCACATATTCACGCGCATATAAAATAAAAGGGTCGATCCCCTTAAAATCATTTTTTTCCAAATAATCAATCATCATGGCCGACAATTTTAAATACAAACGAGCATTGATTGGATCGGTCTTAAAATTTGCCTCTAACAGCCAACGCGCCAGTGCGCGGTCGTGGTTTGAGCTGACGACCAAAGAATTGCAGTCGCTTGGCGTGCTGTTGATCAAGCCGTCTAACGTGTCGTTAATCTCTTGTGTCAGATTATCTTGACCGGTTCTATTTTTTTTATAATCAACTATCCAATTATTCTTGTGGTGGTGGTTACGAGCGTACTGATCCAGCAAGTCATGCCAAAATAAATTGCGAGGCCGCAAGAAATCAATCATGCCACCACGATCAAATGTCGCGGCTTTGACTTTAGGATCTATTTTGCACCAGTGAGTATCTCCCATGACAAGGCCAAGCGGCCGCTTTGCGGTCGCGCAGCCG